TCATAAATTATGTGAGGCATTGAAATTGTTTCCCAAGCTGGTTTGTGAGCATGACCATATCCCATAAGAAGCTTATCGAGCATTGCAACGTAACCAGCCTTTAGTGCCCTATGAAGAAAGTCTCTGTCTTCAAAACCCCAACCAGAATCGTACCTTTCATCATAGCCATTGAGGTCAAGGTACAACTGAAGAGGTGCTACTCCAAAGGAGAATGTGAACGCTGGGTTCTCAATGTTTACATATCTAAATTCTCCACCTATTCCTCTTTGGGACATGTAGTCAATGAACTTTTCTTCCTTGTTATATTCTTGTGCTTTCTGTCCTATTATAAGAGTCTTCTCTGGGTAGCTCTTAACGTCCTTCTCAGCAACGTCAAAGAAGTCCTCCTTGAATTCTATGTAGTCGTCTGCACGTACAACATATTCATGCTCAGCAAGACACAGTGCTGTATTAAGAGACTGAGAAAAGTCTCTATGCCACCTAAAGGGTGAATGCTCAGGTGGAGCGTAGACTATCTGTCCATACCCCTCTTGACGAGAGAGAAAGTCTTTTGTTTTTTCATTATAGTGAGAGTCAACTACTATGAGCTCACTCTCAGGATGTGTAGAGACAAATAAATATTTTAAGAGTTCAGGTCCACGGTTTGTCGCAACTATTATTGAAAATTGCATATTGCACCACCTAAAAGAAGGAACAATAGAAATATTAGCCTAAGAAGAACTTATAGCCCACGGTAAGAATTATAGCCCATCTAAGTAAAGTGCCTAAGACGTAACCACCGTAGCAGTAATGAGGTTCTTCCTTAACATCAGGATTATTTAGGATATTTGAATCTATACCACGCCATTCTGTGAGTCCAGCATATACTCCCATAACAAATGAGTGAATTTCTGTGTAAGTCGATAGAAATTCTCCAATCTTTATGGTCATTTTAATGTCCTATTTCCTCTACTATCAATATTAAGTCTTCTTCGAGAGTAGCAGCTTCGGAGGTTTGAACCTTCACGGTTAAATCGTAACGTTTGCCTGACTCTCCACCTTTGAACCAAAACTTTACTGACGTATCGTCCCTAACTGGATCTTCTATTATATCGTTTGTAACATCGTTGCCTTCTTCATCATAACATTTGCACTCTTTAATAGCTGTGATTCTTTCACTGTCTCCAAGTCGAGAAGAGAAATCTATCTGGAGATATTCCTTCTCGCTTGGTTGTTTATAACAGCGATCTGGTATTAAGACCATCTCGCTTATGCGTCCTGACAACCAACTGTATACTTAACCTTCACCGTGTCACCATTCGTTACGCTTCTGTCACCTTCATCGAAGGTAGCTGCACATAGCAATGTACCAGATGTTCCACCCTTAGTATTATCTGTCGTCAAGAATGCACCCTTGAGAGTTGCACTTGCAGTTATGCTAAATGTAGCTTTGTTATCATCGTTATCAAGCTGTCGAGTTGTAGTACCGCTTATATCTCCATCCACAAACTCTTGTCGAGCTGATTCAGAGTAGTCTGTATTTTCATGCCACGTTGTCCCATTGTTAGACATTGTCCAGTCATCTGAAGGAGTATCTTGCTCGAAAAGACCAACGTAGAGGGGATCATTACGTGTGCCGTTCTTAAATATCACATTCAATATGTAATCTCTTCCCTCCTGAACCCACATGTTGTGAGCGTCGTCTTTCCACTTCAATTCACCATCTTTGTCATAGCATTCGATCTCGAATACGCCACCAATACCTATCTTCCCACTCATATCCTTTCACCTTATCTTTGAGATTAGAATTATTCTGCTCTAAATACCAAGACTTTGTGTTGAGCTTTAAATATTTTCACAGGAACACCGTATATAACTTCATAGGTTCGAGATTCGTCTGAACTTTTGAATTTTGATATAGCACTAAGAAGAGCTTCGAGCTTAGCTGTAACTCTATCCGTTCCGCCAAGCAGGTCCGAACTATTCAAATGAAGTGTAACATTGGAAGAAGCGTTATCTACTGACTCAACTATGTCAATTGCAGATCCAAGGAACTCTAAACGAACCGTGTTATAATCGGAAGTAGTAAGCAAATCAGATGCCGAAGCTAATATCTCGGCAAATACTGATGCTGTACTACTATCACCAGCCTTGAGTGTTTCTAATGCACTAAGAAGAGCTTGTAAACTGAGAATCGCTGAATCAGAATTCTTAAAGACATCTGCACTATTTAAATGAAGCGTGATATTAATAGAAGAATTATCTTCTGTCCTGAAGATATCTATCGAAGAAGAGGATATCTGAAGCGTGGCTGAGTTCAAATCATACACATCAAGTACATCAGTGGCTGATCTTAAAATGAAACCTAATAGAGAAGAAGCACTTTGATCTGAACTCTTAAAGACTGCTAAAGAGTCAAGGAGAACTTGGAGATTACCAGAAACAAAATCTGCTCCTTTGAGTATGTCATTTCCATCCAAGTGGAATGTAACATTGACTCCCCCGCTGTCTGTGTTCTTAACAACATCTATACTTGAACAAGAGAATGTTAAACGAATACTATTCAAATCCTGCACATTAAGAACATCGGAAGCCGAAGCAATAATACCTGCAAGATAGGAGGAAGTATCTTGGAAAGCAAGAATATCGAGCAATGCTCGTTCAACTGAAAGTTGAGACGTTTCACCATCCGCTCCTCCAATATTGTCCTTACTTTGGCATAACATCGAGAGGAATGACGAAATGGAGTCTTGAGTTCCCAAGCTATCTAAGCAACTAACCACATTTGGCAATGGATAAGAGGCACTATCAATGGTGTGTAACACGTCCAAACAAGATGATGTAAATGAGAAAGTAAGAGTGCAACCATCACTGACGTCTATTGAGTCAATTGCATTGAGCAAAAGAGTAACTAAAGCGATATTCGAGTCTGTCAATCCTAATAAGTCTTGAGAACAAGAGATCGTTGAAAGAAGAGAATTGGAAAAGTCTGAAGAGCTCAATAATTCGGAACACACTGGAAAGACTTCTCTTTGAATAGCAGATAATGAAGAATTTGCAAGCGTGTCTCCACAGGTAAACACAGGTCCTTCTTCATCTTGAGCACTACTAAATGACGGTTCTGGCTCGACATATTTGCGAACGCGAATTGCATCCACATATTCTTTTACCCAACCATTCTTTGATGTCTTGTGTTGAAACTGGAATAATACAACTGAATTAATACTTCCTCTCGTTCCACCTCCAGTTACCTTCTTCTCATCGTCTATCCAAAGATCAAATTTACTGTCATCACCATCACTAAACACCTTAACTCCAAACTTGTACCACACTGAATCATCTACCCCTGATAATATGGTATGAAAAGCATCATCGTAATATTGAAATTCATGTGTTTCAGCGTTGTAATATAGCTTTATCCCGTTGTAGATATCTGAACTTTTATCTAATCCAATCACTGAAGATGTTACATCTTCTCCCGAATAACCCCCTCCCCGCCTCCAGAACTCAATAATCTTATCTTGATCACGCAGTTCGGGTATTGTTTTATACGCGTATGCCTCTCCCGTAGCTTTGCAATACCATCTTGCCGCATAATTACCGTGTTTAACCAGAGAACTCACTCCTTTTAACTCACCTACATTCTCATTAGTAACTGTCCAACCAGATAAAGAAAGTACACTTTCTATACTAATATCACATCGCCTGTCATAACCAGCTAAAAGCTTTCCCTCACTCAGAGAAAGAGGAACGTAATCGCCCTCTGTACCACTTATTCCATGATAAATCTCAGATGCACCAGCTTTCCAAGAAGCACAATCGTCTGTGCTGAAATATAGCATAACATCACGAGGATAAGAACCGGGATACCGAGCAGCGTACATTATGATATAATCACCCAAATTGTATATCCTCGCTTGATGCAAAATTAAATCACTGCCTCCGGGAGACGAGCCTAATGAACCGTCTGTCTTAATGTAGCCGTCTGTTGTCCATGTCTCGCCATAATCGGTACTCCGCCTCTGGAGCGTATGTTGTTTATCAAAATCCCTATTAACTACCACAAATTCTCCATTTCCTAAATGCACCATCCCGCCTTCTGTGTACCCGCTTGGTGTAATATCACTCACTTTAGTCCATGTTTCACCATTATCTTCAGTTTTGTAAAGCACATTTTTAAAGACTATGGGGTCTCCAACATGTGCAGTTGCAGATAAATAAACAGTATTGCCTATCGTCACTGCTTGCCAAGCCACTATATTATCATCATCCAAAGTAGGATGAGCATGTTCCGGCGAAGACCAAGTTTGACCATTATCTGTTGATGTACTAACTTCAGTGCCTCCCCAAGCTTCTGGTGTATTATAATCTTTTGTAGTATCACGAAGATTCCAAAAACACTGTAATTTACCATTAGGATATTTTATGACTAAAGGTTGACCACAGAAATAATTGGGATTATTTGATATTAAGCCTTTATTTGTCCATGTCTCTCCGTTATCAGTGCTAATCCCGATTCCTACTTCTGTGTCGTTTGTTTCTCCTCCATTGTTATAGCACATCACCCAATCACCATTATCGGCTATTGTGACTTTTGGTGCAGCATGCCAAAATCCATCAGTGGTTTTGTTACTTGGAGTAGCAACGTATTCTACATCTCCACCCTCAAAGTCCTCAAAAAACTCGAATATGGCATTACCATCACTCTCGGACTCAGCGAGAGAGCTTCCGTAATAGCAAAATATGTTTACATCTTCGTTTAAATTGTCTTCAATCTTTATCCATACTGTGATAGGATCCTGCGAAGGATCTTCTATCCAGTAGTCTAAAAGGGAGAGTCCGTCATTTTTTGTGAAACGAATATCGTTTGGAAAATTATCACAATGCCCATTCAAATGAAAATCTCCTCCAGAAGAAGAACCGATTTTCAGTTTAACTTGATAACCCGTGCCAGCTCCGCTCGAACCTGAAATCTTAATTGCTCTTCTATAAGCAAATCCCAGAAGCCAAGGGGAATAACGAGACGATAAAGATATGAAGTCCAAAATGTCAGTACAGCTCCCTTGTATGGGTCCGCCACCAAAAGCCGTATCCGATGATCTAACCACATCTATACAAGTTAGGTGCTCTATCTCCTCACTTCCTACGTTACTGAAAGAGGGCTCTGGAGAAGCGTATTTGCGTATGAATAGCCAATGAAAGTGAGTTTGCCAATTTTTACTACTTGAAGAACCCGTCCAAAGGGTGTCAATTCTGGTTGGAGAACCTCTGTAATTTGCTCCTGTTATTTCTCCAGCCAAAGTTCTGTCAGGATTATAAACTTGATAATCTAAAGTGGAAGTGCTTATCAATTTAGTGACTAAAATCACAGGTTCAGTGAAGCTATCTGCTATCGTGTGAAAAGATCCATCATATTCTTTAACTTTACCGTCTCCGCCATCGTCAACGTAAAAATTAGCACCATTGACATCACCATTAGCATCCGTAAGATAAGCAGCAAACCCGTCTGAGGATGGAGTCTCTGCTTTCCATTCTATCACGTATCCAATTGCATTGAAGCTCCAGCTTGTAATTACAACACCTTCTCCTACTGTTTGTTCTGTATCATCGAAAAATTCAAAAGTAGCACTGCCATCACTTGCAGAACTCTCACCACTTTTGCCGTAGTAACAGTAAATATCCACGTTGTTATCCAGATTATCTTTGACTTTCACCCAAACCGTAATTGGATCTTGAGTAGAGTCTTCTATCCAGTAGTCTAAAAGAGTTTCACCATCATCATCTGTAAAGCGAATATCATTCGGAAAATCTATGCAATGTCCTTCCAAGTGGAAATCCCCACCAGAGGATGAACCAATTCTTAGCTTAACTTGATAATTTTCTCCGGCTCCACTCGAACCGGAAATGGTTACTTTCTTCCTATATTCATAACCGGATAACCAACCCATGTTAAAGAAAGATTATGACGTTGAAGAAGAATTATTCACATTCGTCCTTTCTTGTCTTCCATTCAGGATAATCTTCATGTCCCCAATGCTTTATCTTATCAAGAGGAAGAACTTCGTGTTCACCTTGGTCACAATAACACCAAGGGTTTTGTGGATAAGGATTTTTAGTGGACTTCCACAACCACCATGTTTTGCCCCCTCGTGCTGCTTCACCTCTAAAGGCTCTTAGTATGAATCGCCCATCAAAGAATTTTTTATTTGGCTCAGGCAAATCCTTATCTGGATAAAAGAAAAGCTCATGCATGTCAAATCTCTCAACGCCAGTCTCTACTTTCCCCGTCCATACAGTTCCCATATAAGCCCAAGTGTACGGAAGCGATCCTATTTCTCCAGGACTAATCCAATAAGAAGTTTCGTGAATTATTATCTTATTAATGAGCTTAGCCCCTTCCTTGTCTATTAAGAATTCTTTTATTTTAGACTTAGGCATTGTAGGTTTAGCGACCTCTACTTTGGGAATAACCTTAACTTTTTGAACATTAGCAGGACCTTTCTGTTCTGGATTAAGTTGCCCAAGCATTCCTCTCACATAGGACTTCACATCACTTTCGGTAATTGTGCACTGAGGAAGGACTGAAACGCCGTTTAATTTCCATCTCAAGTCTTGATGAAGACTGTGACGTAAAATCATTTCCTCGAAGGATATTTCACCTTTATCAAACGCTTCCTTATCTTCTGGTTTTATGCCTCTTATGTGCCATTGTGAATTGTGAGAGAATCCCAAAGGAGTCATATAAGAATGGTCTTCCTCTACCTCTAAAGAACAAGCATGAGTTTGTGTCCATACGGTAGAGTTCTTTGGAATCTTAATCCCTTCTATTTTTACAACTGTAACCGTGACATCAGCAAGAGGATTATCATAAATTTGTTTATCAATGTACTCAGTGTGCAAACTCTCTTCTGTCCACTCATAGTTTCGTGCACATTCATCACTACAGAACATAAAGTCTGTTTTTGCATTCCATGAGAGTGGAATCGGAGCCCGACAATTAAGACAACGCTTGGGTGTTTTTGAAACAATCTTGTCGCCAACCTTTAAGTCTTTTGCCTCCTTCCAACCCTCGGTCGTGAGGAAGGGATGATTTTCGGTTACTCGAATATCATATTTGAGGTCCTTTATGTTATCAAACTGAAGGTGAACCTTAATCCAGTCATAAATGCCTTCAAACACATCTTTTCGTGTGACTCGCATGAACCTACCCTTATGAGTCAGGACTTTCTCGCCCGGATAAATCTTATTCCAAGGTTTCCATCCACCTTCCGTGAGGATTTTTGTTCGAGGAGAAGCAAAGCACCAAGCCACTCCTCCTCTTTGATCCTTATAATATTTCTTAGGTAAAGGTTTAAGAGGATAATCCTTAACTATTCGAGAGTATTCTTCTTTTGGAAGAGGAACCATCCGTGATTTTTCTTCTTCCACTCCTCTCAATTGATAACCACAATAAGGACAATCAGACGGAATTGGAGAATGTGGAACATATATCCACCTTCCACAGTTAGGACAATTTATTTGTAAAGGAAGAGATAATTCATGCTTACCGGTAAATGGATACTCGCTATCTTCCAAATATTGAACTGGATTCTTAATAAAGTTTTGCACGCCTTGAGGAAGGTTAATCTTTACAGGCTTCTTAAAATTGTGAACCTCTTTAATATAATAAGCGTAAAGGGGAAATGACCAATTCCAATTTTCAAACTCTTTCTTGGTTACTCTATGATATTTCTGGAGAGCCTTAAATTGCCCTTCTATCTTAATTTCTTTTGCTTCTTTAAGTTCTAATACACCATAAGCATATTTATTGTCACAGTAAAGGAATGGAACGCCTACTATTTTAAATTTCCTATCCTTGAGAATTACTGTCTTGTGACCATCATGGATAAGCTTAGCGTGTGGTGAGGGTAGATACATTCCTCTATTTGGAATGTGCAATCCTTTCGCGTGTCTATAATTGAGCTCCGACTCTACCAATTCGAGTAGAGTATTCACATTCTGAGTGTTTGTGAGTTCACTCTTCATTTTGAACCTTCTTCAGTGCATTATAAAATTGAATTAGTTTCGGGGTGGACAAAGACCTAATATATTCACAATACTTCTTAATTTCTGGAGGCATATTTTCTTTCCACTTCGCTAAAACCTCCAGTGGTATTCGCTGAGGCTCAAGTAACGCAAGACGGTGCAACACGACTAAATTATCAGAAGTCTTTCTTTCTGGTACTGGTTCCATCGCCCTATTTATGTATCCTGTATAATACGGATATTCTGGATGGGTTTCATTTGCATTATAGAGGACTTCTTCGGAGGACACTCTGAGAACGTCTCCAACATCACACTTAATTTTTGTGTTATCCGACTTTCCGTATTCCATAAAGAATCGAGCACCTCGTCTGTCTAAATAATCTTGACACTCTTTCTTCTTATAAAGATGACCATTATACAAACATCGAACACGTTTATACGCCTGAGTGTCGTCAAGCATCATCTTAGCATATCCGGCTGGTATTTCGATACCTAAATAATAATTCCACACATCAGTTTGTCCTTTTACCAACTTTTTATCTAATACCACAGTATCAACTTCATGCCATAGCTTACATTTCGAGTTATGAAACACAATTTCTCCGTTAGAATAGGATTCTTCCCCTTCGATTTCTAAATCGTAAAGGTAGTCACTTTCTCTATGAAAAGAAGTGACGGGAATCTTTCGGATAGAAGGCTTGAGTGATCTAAAAATAGGAGTTTTTGAAATATAAATCAGAAACGAGGGCTCTCTTGATGTCTTTTTCCAATTTACGGTTGCGTCCCAACCACGAAGTTTAGCAATCAAATAAAGAGTGCCAGCCATATACGAAGAAGACGTTCCGATTCTATATTTTCTCTCTTTTGCTCCATCACCAAGCCAATAGCCTTCTAAAAAAGAACGCCATTGTTCCTCTGTAATCTTAGCAAACCACAAAGGAAGTCGAATACTCAAAGTTTTCCAGCGTATCTTATGTTTATAGTGTTCTCTGCCATGCTTGAATACAAATGTATCATAGAACCATCGAGCGAATGGAGGATCTTTGAATTCCACTATGCGTTTACCATCATACGTATAGCTGTGTGGTTGCACATGCAAAATATCTCGGATAATCTCGATTGCCCAAGTCATATCTTCATTATTAGAGATTCGTATTCCAGACCATTTAGAAGAGTGACTAAGAGACTTTTCGATTTCATTTGAAGCATTCACCAAAGAACCTTCAGCGAGAATAAAGCCAATCAATTTATAAAATCTTTCATCTGGAATTATAGTCTTTTTGTATCCATACATTTCGAGCTCAATCTTTGCTGGGGGATTTTCCAAAATATCAACATTAAGAATTGGAGAATAGAGTGACTTTACTTCCTCTGCCTTAGACCATCCCCTGTTGGTAAGGATCTCGTGATCCGCTGTAAGTCTTACTTTTGGTGAATAATGATTATTTATTTCTACTATTACATCACGATCTGTTATTTTTCTCTTGAATACATTTTTGATGCAATGGAACTTTCCGTCTGATGATAAGACCTGCATTCCCGACTTGAGTTGATTTATACTCATGAACCCATCAGGAGTTAGGATGTAAGAGCCACCCTTTAGACACCATCCTTTATTAGTCGGAACTTCGTATGGATGATCTAAAGTTTTGACCATTATACCTTCTTGCACACCTTCATGTAAATTATGCTTTGATGTCTCTATCAAGCGAATGGCTTTGTCTATCGCACTCTTATTGTTTCCGCTAACCACATATCCAGAGTAGCCGGGAACAACCACATTAGATACCTTTTCTATTTTGATATGAGACGTGGATTTAAAGGCACGAAGCAACTTTAATCTCTCCTCAAGAGGATTATCACGCACATCCTTACCTTTGTATATAAGGACGTCAAAAGCAAAGGCGTAAGTATAAGGTATGAATCTTTCAGGAGGAAGCTTAGTATTTATAATTCCATTTATGACAGTTCTGTGTAGAGCTTTATTACCTCTCGCCGCATAAAGTTCCCCATCAAGAGCTGTATTATCGGGGAAGTGCTCCTCAATTTCTTTCACTATCTGAGGAACATATTTGTTTATTAGTGGGGACTTGTGTTTCAATTCTTCGGGATCTACAAACACGTATCCTTTACCCCTTGACTTCCAGAGAGTGATCCTCAGACCATCGGCTTTAACATCAATAAGGAGCTTCTTTTCATCCCATCCAGCACTCGCAATATCTTCGTGAATGGTAGGAAGGAAGAATCGTAAATATGGTTTAGCCTTGGAGAGGTATCCGACTTTAAGGCTCTTCATTTCTTCAGACGTACTTATTATTTTCGTTCGCTTCTTATTCCACTCTTTTAATTCCTCCTCGTCTTTGGGAGGTTTGGACTTCATGTATTTCTTAGCTTTTAAATATGTCTGCCAGAAAGAAGTCTTAAGTGCTTCCTTAGGATCTTTATTGGGATGCTCTATTTTGTATAGCTCAGGTTGAGTAGGAGGAACAAGCGTAAAATGCACACTACGAAGAGCGTCTATCAAAGCGGCAAAATATTTATAGCACGCGTCAAGAGTCCATTCACCCCATTTCTTTCCTGCTTTCAAGCGAGGTACGGCGTTATTAGCCAAATACCGCAAATCCGCTATACACTCTTTCCACCTTGTCTTAACGTGCTTTATGTCATAATCAACTCCTTTGGACAGAAATTCTTTGAGATGAAGCTTTTCAATTTCATTTGAAGAGTCAATTCTCTCCACTTGACCACTTCGTGAGAACTCAAGAATCATTCCCTTCTCTGCCCAAAAGATAGGAACGTCCCATTTCTCTTTGAGTCTTCTGAGAATTTCACTTTTATGCTCCTTCAGATCCTTCCTGAAGTTTGTAAGAGTAATGGACAAAAGACCTTTCTCCTTACCACTTCTGGTTTTCTCAAGTTGAAGAAGAAAATCCTCAAATGATATTTTATGATCAGACTTCTTATAAGAGCCAATACCAACAATGATATGAGACGGTGGCAATCCGAATGCCTTTATTAAAGCTTGAGGAATATAAGGTGGAAGTTCAGGCACTATATCCACATCATAACTTGGAATTCTAACTCCACCTGCTGGTTCATGAGGAGCAACATTAGCCGTTAGCCAATTCATGTGAAGACCCTTAATTGAGAACTTGTTGCTTATCACTTGAATGTGCTCACGAAGCTTGTTATCTTCTGCCCATCTCTTTATTGCTGCTACCGAATATATCGGAACACCTTGGTCTGCATAATATTTCCATTCGCTATATTCATCTTTGTCTATATCCGCGATTATAACAGCATCGACATCCTTAACTCGCTGGGTGGGCTCTAAAAGAACTTTCGCTTTAGGAGACTCAATCAATATACAGGAATGTCCCTTTGCTTCTGCATTTACTCCGAGAAATGTTACTCGCAAGCTCATTCTAATTTAAATTCTTTCCCACTCACTCAATTGAATGGTATTAGAAAGAGTAGCAGACATTCTAATATAAGAATTCTTATGCTTAAAGGTTAAACTTAGTGGTTGTGAACCTTTCTTAAATGGAACTCTAAACATCACTGAATTCGTGCCTTTATGAAGCGTACGTGGAAATCGAAATATTCCAAAGTTGGGTCTTACAATACAGTCCCAAGGAACAGTAATCTCGAGTTCGATACCAAGCCCAAATATGGACATGCCACATATTGTATTTTTAATTGTTATGTCATCAGGAAGCAAATCATCGTAATCATTCCCAAGTCTCGGCTCAACTATCCATGCTTCAGCTATCGGATAGTTTAAAGGCAACACCCCGTATCCCCCATTCCCCCATTCTGTTCCCCAGGAATTTTTGAATTCATAATATTTCTCTGTGAGGTTATATCCTACAATCGTAATAGCGTGAAAACCTAAGAATTCACCAGAGGGCATTGGTATACGAGCATCATAAGACCAATTATCATACACAGGAACGGCTGCAAATACTGGTAGCTTATGAATATACATCGTACCGGTAATATCATTGAATACTCTATGGTATTCTCCTATCCTATAAGATAGGGCGTTCTTTTTAATTGAGCTTTCACTGCATCGTTCTTGACACGTAGACAACGGAAAACACATTTCTTGACAAGTGCCTTCCTTTTGCATAATTTTGAGAGCGTTCCTCAGCACCATGCCATCTCCCTTATGGGAACGACGCTTGTAAATGTAACATTCAGACAAATTAGTATTGTAAAATTGTTTTGACTCTACAATTGCACACAACGCACAAGGAACGCATATCTGTCGAGGACCTTGGTCTACTACCGGTCCTTGGTATTCCTTAAGACTAAATACCTCTGGCTTTTCCTTTGAAGTAAGAGCCGCATATATAACGTCTCTTTTATCCCAAGGAGAGGGGATCGCTCCAAAATTAAAAATAGAGGAAAGAGGAGTTTTCATTTCACGCTCCTATTCCTGGAAAGATGGGATAGGCAGGACTCTCCTGAGCCCATACACACAAATGTGATATGTCCGTACTTGGCACTTCCATTCCTCCAGCAGGTTTTGGTACTGACCAACTCAACTCACCAGACAATGAAAATTGTTTTGCACCTCTTATTGTTGTTTTTGCATAGGTCTTACCTGTATTACTCACCTCAGCAGCACCAATCCCTGCGCCTCCATTTGCTCCCGAAACGCTGTACTGATACTGCACATCGTAGGGAGAGACACTCGAAGCAGAAGCCACAGCTAATTTGGAAGTGGAAGTTCCCTTTAGACCTACCACACCTAATGTGTAATTGGCATTGTGAGCATTGACTCCACCCATATTCTCTACTAAAGATGCACCTGATATTAAAGCACTTCCTTCAAAATAGGTATAATTTGTGGCTACCATCATAGTATTTCCAGCACTCATAGCCTCTTGTTTGAATAAAACGGTTCCACGATCAGCAGTACTCTGTGAGTTATAAATTACCCCTTCATCCAAGTCTTCTCTGAAATCAATGTAATACAACTCATGATCAATCCCTGACGCGTCCGTGGCATTAAGCGTAACCACACTGGAAAGGGCTGCTTGAGAAAGCGGAACGAGACACAACACTAAAAGAGTCACTAAAAGAGCAATCGCTCGCATTTTCTTCTCCTAATCATGTTTAATTATACAAATAGCTTTAGGTTTTCTTACTACAACTTTGTATTTCATTTCTACTATTGCACCACGTAAATCATTAAGAGGATCAGAATACTTCTTCACGGTTATATCCTCCTTCATAAGAATTAACGCTGCCATTTCAGCATCTAAGACTACTGCTCCGACATCCCCGGCATTTGTCCATCCCCAATTCTTATCCCCATTTGAAGTGACCGATAGAAAAGATATATCAAGAAAACCACCCTGTTTCTTGTTACTCATAAATGGGGTCTGTAATTGTTCAAGTACATAAACAAGAAATTTGGGAGTCGCAATCATGTGAGTCGGTGAGAATTGAGAATCTGCAACATAAGCAAAAGCATCCCCTACACTTGATAATGGATCACCACCATTACATGTCGTGCTATGCTCAGCATTGTCTATCAACGTGGAAATAGCATCCTGATTTAATGTATTTTCTAATCGCATACCAGCCAAAGAAACTTCGTTCTCTATTAGATCAAACTCCGCATCTTCAACTAACTCTTTAGGAGCGAGTGGTAGAGTCCAAGCTTTTTCGGTAACAGCATCAATACTTGTGTATTTGGGATGAAAAACAGGAGGTTCTCCTTTATAAGCTCCCTTTGAAGCATATCCATTTGCGTCAGATGTAAACACCCTCACTCTATGTGAACCTGTTTTAACAACAGGTAGTATCTTCCTCATGAATTCTCTTCGTTTAGCTCCAGCTATGACAGCGTTATAGTAGGCTTTCTGTGTCAGTCGTCGTAAGTCCTCAGACGCGCTGAGTTCGTGTGACTGCACCTTAGCGACATATTCTTTTAACCTATCAGCTAATTCACCCATTTCTTTTCTCCTTAACTCTTTCGTAGAATTTTACACTATTCTTGCAGATGGTGACGCTGGAGCTGGAACAAGAGCTAAATGCTCCAACGTCAAGTCTTTAATCAATGTATAGGTTTTATAATCCTCATCAATAGAAGAGAAGCGCACAGACAAACCATGATTTCCCCTCAAAAGCTCTCTAACTACCTCCTCATTATGTTGGGGATAAACATGAATATCTCCTCTAAGTGCTCTACCATCCCATCGAATATTCTTAACCTCCCCAACTTCCTTTCCATTGTGAAAAATCTGAAATGGTAACTTTTTAGGAATACGAGCATTTTTCAGAACATTAGGGGGAATGAAGATAGGAACACCTTGGGATGTGGAGTCATATAACATATCCCCACTCTCTACTAAAATCCTATCGTGAAATATGTCCTTCTTCTCTCGTCCTAAAGGAAAATATGTATCGTGAATCATCCTGTCTTATATGAGATCTCTTTTGGTTCATTTAATTTAAATATAGCTCCCTCAGCTCGTTCTCCCATGAGATTATCATTAACAGAACATTCAAGGACTCTTTGGAAATAAGGAATAGTATTCTTGAGGAAGAATTCCATCCTTACCTTAGCAGTTGCATATTGTGAAGTTGCTATACCCTGCCCAAGTGTCTCAGCCGGAACCATTAAGCCGGTTGCAGCGAGACTTGTGTAATATTGCAGATAGTCTAAGAGAGCTGGAAATCCAGAAGTGTCAATTGGATCAATTTTAACCTTGTCTGTCGAAACAAACTCGTGACCAACGTGAATCTTTCTAAATTGTCTCTCTAATTCTTTGAGTTTATTTTCATCGGGATAAAGTCCTCGTCTGTCAGGAAGGCATTGAATATGATATTTCGCAAAACCGTGTCTGATAATACCCTCGTGGACACTCTCGTCAATTTCCTTCTTCCATTTAAGAGGTTGTCTTGCTACACCTATCATAGATATGCCAAAAGATGAGTCCGTACGAGCCATAGCTTGAAAGTGCCAAATATTCTTTACACGGACAAGCTTCCCGCCTTCTCGCACAAAGTAATTACCATTCTGAGTTACTACATTGAGCGGAAATAAAACTTCAATATCAGTAAAATGGTTGTCCCTCCCGAAGAGGATCCTCGAATAACTGTCGCCAAACACTAAAGCGTCTCGCATAACAGAATAAAGCTTTGGAAATACTTTATCAAAGCGCCGTGTATATCTTTCCCTAATTTGCTCACTCTCACCATGAATTTCAAAACCAGCAGAAAGAACAGCAAAGGTGACAGCTTCAACTGCTGCAAATGCGGGAGGACTTGTCAAATATAATTCCCAGTCTTCTTGAGATGGTCCACCCACCTCTAACGCGTGTGTAGTCTTAAAAGTTCTGGAAGACTCATCACTTTCGTCTTCACCACTCGGAGCACCTACTTTCCAAGGATCTGTATCCCGATCACCATACAATTGTCCAAGGACTTTCCTCCACATCAAGCGACTGTTCTCCACCAATCGCTCCCCAACTGTCCGTATTTTCTTCCTCATCAATATGTCGTTCGAGTCCCAAGGAGGCGAGAGCCAACGCATCCACAAGGTCGTCATGTGCTCCTCCTTCGGGACCACACTTACTTAAGTTGTCGTCTAAATATACAAAAGCTGAAAGCTGATCAATCAACTTTTGTTCATCTTTAGGTATGTGAATCGAATTATAAGCAAAACACAAAACCAAATTGTCAATAATCTTCTTTTTTAATTTATCGTTAGACATTAGGACAGGCTCAATCGGAAGGTCCGAAAGTTCCTCCAGTATGGGATCACCAATCGATGTCTGATCCGCATATATCGTGGTGGGATTAAATTTTTTTGTTCTATCGCGTATTATGGCATATTGTTCTCGCCAAGTTGTCTTGAGAGGCAAAATTTCGGTGTATATGACATGACCCTTATCATTAAGAACTACCAATGCTGTATGATCTCGCTTGCGTCCAAAGTCGAGACCCATTATTGTTTCTCCTGTATATTTCGATCTTGTATCCGTAATAGCGTTAAGGAGTTGCTCATCTGGAATCACTCTATTAGAGGTTGCTACAAATTCAGCTTTAAATACCTGATCAAAAAAGGAGGGAGACATGTCTTTTTGAGCATCCCTTATCATTTCTTCAGTGATAAACCAACAGTCTTCAAGTTTTACCGCGTAATTTCGTGCTGTCCCTGAATACCAAAGCTTGAGAAAAGGTCCTGAGTTTCCTGAAATTGAAACTTTTCCTTTCCTTCTCACAATCAGAGTGTGATTAGGAACAGTACAACAATAGACTTTTCCTTTATAATATTTTCGTGAAATATCTTTTCCTTCTTCTCTTTTCCTTAAATCCGCGTACCGTTTGGAGTTTCCAGAAATCACTAAACAACTCCCATTACCTTTTTTCACACGAGCAATTGTGGGTATGCCCATAGTAATAAGCAGTCGTTGCAAATCGTCCCCCAAAGCCTTCTCCTTGGGATAGTTCAGAAAAAGCATATATTCATTGTATTTGCGACTTTGTTGACTTCCATCACCAAGCGAAAACGCGTCCAAGAAAATTTTTCGCTGTCTTAGGGACAAACCAAACACATAATCCGGGATGCGTTTTTCCCCTTTCAGCAACTTATATAATTGAGGACTCTGAATACGAAAATAATCTTGCCCCTCTTCTCCCTTTCTGTGAAAATAAGTAGCTATTTGTTTACAACACTTGAACATCCTATCTTTAAATTTTTTCTGGGATATTTTAATTCTTCCCTTTTTCTCGACAGAACCTTCGCTTAAAAAGTATCCTAAGAACTCAAGCCATAAATCCATAGGCAGATCAAACGCTTTATCGACTTTCTTAAATGCCCCGTGTCCATTCCTCAATTCCATAACATTTTTTTGAACTCTTAGATAGGGCACATCCTTACCTTCAGTTGGTAATGGCACTTTGGGAATATGGATACAATACTCGGGAAGGAGCTGATCAGCTCGACATGATTTATAACTTTTTTTCTTGTTTCGGAACGCCCATTGACCGATGTAGTATATTCTGTGATTGGGCGTAACATTTAAATTTATTCCCTTAGTATTTAGACTGATTAAATAGCCATCATAATCATATACTTGCTTTTCTAATGGATACTGAAATTCTAACTGTTCGGTATCCAAATTCATAGTAGCAACTTTTTCGTTCAAATCTACATCTTTGAACAACTTAAATCCATTTTCTGTGAGCACCTCTGTTTGATCATCATAGCAGCTGAGGAACGGAGTTGAAACCCCTATTTCAGTCGCTCCTTTCGTTTTGCCCATCTGATAAAACAAACCGTAATATGAGGAAGGACGGATTCGTGCCAACTCATCTAAGAGAATCAAATCTGGATGATAACCACCTCGTGTTTTCTCGTTCTGTGCTATTGCTAAGACTCTTGAGCCGTTTTTGAGTTTTATCTGTTCTTTACTGTCATACACTATGAGGTTTCTGAAAGGTGACATCGCAACCCAACTACGAATCCTATCTATGTGCTGTACAGCTATTGGCATTGAAATTGAACCTATGAGAGTGAAGGAATTATCAAAAAGTGTCAAATTCAAATACGCCATAATGTCCTCAAGAACGCTCTTACCCGTTCCAGACGGAGCTTTTAGAAGAATCTTCTTGTAACCAGAAAGCCAATCCTTAATTATTTCGTAGGACCACCAACCTCTTGGGTGAACTGGTAATTCCTGAGTTGCTTCAAATATTGCAAGATGTTCTTTGGTTGCATGTTCCTCACAGAATATTGCTGACTTTGGGATTCGTCGATGACAGTAGTAACAAAAGCCTTGCATATCCCCCGGTATAAGAGATACTTCAACTTCAGGCTCTTCTTTAAGCTCATCAGGAATGTTAACTGGCGCTTTACGGTTCCATAAGTATTCTGCACGAGCACGAGCCAAACACTGCTCCGAACAGAAGAAGTATCTAAAGCCCTGTCGCATCTTAGCATAGTAAACTTGCTCAGTGACCTCGTATTCCTTTCCACAATAATCACAAATGACCTTAATTATTTGCTTCTTGTTCACTCTCAGTTTCCGATATCTCTTCTTTATCTTCATTTCGTTTTACAGTTTTTGTTGGAGCTATATTCTTTAAGATTTTTAATCTGTTCTTTTTTATTTGAGCTATCTCTTCAAGTACTCGACTACTTTCATCAGTTTTTGAAATGTCTTTAAGAGAGGCATTAATACGAGCAATCTTCTCAGCAATTGTCGCTTTGTCTTTTGGATCGCCGGTTGTTGCGTACGTGTGTTCTAAATCGGTAAGAATCTTCGTAAGCTGATCTCTATGGAACTCGAGTGAACTCGTGTCAGGAGAAGAGATGCAATAGCGCATCACATCAGCCTTGTCTAACTCCCTGTCGTCCTCATCTGCGTGGGAAATATAAAACTCAAGAAGGTAAACAAGGAAGTCATCCCAAGTCTTTCGAAGGATCTCTTTTGCCTCCGAAAGTTTCTGCTTTGTTGTGCTCTTAACAAGAATCGGGGTCGTATCCTTCATATCACGACAGCATTTTGTTTACGTTCTAATTCGTGGATTTCATCTTCGCTTTTGCCCATCAATATTGCTTCATAAACAGGGGCTGAAAACTTCTTGAAATTAAAATTTTCTTCGACATTCCTAATACAGACTTTGGGATTCGGTTCCTTTGATGTAAAAATTTCGACTCTCTCTTTCAACTTCTTGTAATTTATCTCTGAATTTCTTTCAGGAAAGACTAAGCTTCCTGTTTTGCCTTCCTTAACTGTTTCAAGGAGTCCACCCATCGCAAATCCTATGACATATTTGCCGAGATATTGTGCCTCAAGACAGTCGAGTCCAAGAGGCTCTGGGACTATGCACGGATGAACAAGAAATTTACACGTCTGCAACGCATTAATCTTTTCTTCCCATGAAGCATTGAATATGAGTTTTACATTAGGCATATCGTCTGCTATTTGTTTGAGTTTCCACGCGTAAGTACCTTCTTGTGTAAAGAGAACGTCACCCATCATTAGGAATTCCTCGTCAGGCATATCTTTTGCCAACTGAAGGAATATATGCCCTCCTTTGATGTGAGAAAATCTATTGAGGAACAAAATTGGTCCATCAAAGGAGGGGTGATTATTAAAAGGCTTATAGTAATCCAAGTTTAGTCCTGAATAAGCGTAATAAATTTTGTGTCCAGCATGAGCGAACTTATCCCTAATCTCATTGCGTAACCACTTCGATACACAAAGTACATTTCTTGGTGTAGGAGGTAAGACCTTGAGATTATTCGGATAGAAGTCCCAAGACATTGCTACATTTTGTTTGAAGCCTTTCTTCGAAGCGAGATAATTGTAATAATGAAAATGATTATCCTCAATAACTGCATCACAACTCTTTATGATGTCCAAATTGCTCACTATGATATCTTTTTCTGTATCGTAGGACGATAAACGTTTGCCGTCCCAAATAGGGTAATTTCCGGTATGAAGAGTCACATTCTTTATGTGAAGAGAAGAATCCTTGGTCGCAAAGACATGTACATCATGCCCTCTCTGGCTTAGATATTCAATCAAGGACAAAGTTCTGATTTCCATTCCTCCATAGAACTTGTAAGCATTGTCTATAAGAGGAAAGAAAACCGAAGTTATGACTCCTACTTTCATACAAGCACCAACCCCTTTCCGCACTCAAGCGCAGCACTCGTAATATGCTTAGTTTTTGCTTTAGGAAGATAAACTGGCTTTATACCAAGCTCTTCTAAACGTACAAAGAAGAAATAGTCCTCCGATACTCTATACCAATCAGGAAGAGTATCGAACTCTTGTGAAGCATATCGGAAATAAGGAAAGTCCATTTGTTCGAAGACTTCCCGCTTCACGAGAATACATCCAAGACCACAGAGCATGAATTGCTTCACTGGTTGGGCACCATTTACGGATATTTGTTTGCCCCTTCTATATGGTAACTCTGAATGCTCTACACATGGAACACCTCCGTCGGGCTTTTGCGGTACGTTTGCAACTACCACATCTTCGTCTATTTCGAGCATTCGAGTTACCGTATCCTCGTACAAAATCACGTCTGAGTCGAGGAGCATAAGATGCGTATAGGTTGTCTTAAGAAAAGACTGAACTATTTTATTTCTTGCAGCAGCAATACCATGGTTTCTTTCTATATCAAGCATCCACCTAAGAGGC